AAGACCGATGTGCCCAACGGCATGAAGCACTTCACCCGTGCTGCCATGACCACCGGCATGGACGGTGACTTTGATACCGGCAACGTGCGGTACAAGGCCCGTGAGCGTTACAGCTTCGGCTGGAGCGACCCGCTGGGTATGTGGGGCACTTCAGGCTCGACCTGATCGTAGGGCTTCGGCCTTACACCCTAAGGGGAGCTTCGGCTCCCCTTTTTATTTATCTTCTTTTTACGTTTGCGCTCTTCACGCAAGTTATGGTGGTGGATACGGTGGCAGTTAGCGCACAGTGGCACGCACTTGGCTATTTCGGCAAACAATAATTCTTCAGCCCGACGCCGTACCAGCGTGTGGATATGGTGCTCTTTAGTGCCCGGTGGGTGATGGAAATCTATGGCTGCTGGGTGTGAGAACCCGCAACTAGCGCATTTGATGCTGGCTTTGTATTCTGCCCAGCGCTTACTAAACGTACGTCTTTGCTGCCGCTGCTTAGCGGCTAGTTCTTTTTTGTTATTTTGGTAGTGTTTAGCTGAGGCTTGTTTTGAAACTTCTTTTCGCTTCTTCGGATCTTTATAAGGCATTATTCACTTTACACCTCCAGTAAAGGCAGGTATCACCAGCCCAAGGTACTGTAGGTTCGTATAATTTAAAACCACAACTTATAAGACTGTTAGAACTCGCTGGGTTACTAAAAGTTTCAGTCACAGCCCAGTTCATACCCATCATTCGTGCTCGCTTGAGACGGGCGTATATTAACTTCTTTTGCAGTCCGTTGCCTCGATGCTCTTCTTTAACCCCAGAGCGGCAGAAGTACACGCAATCTGTCCAACGGGACGACATAACCATCCCGGCAAATCCGACCGGCCCAGCCCTGCGCTCAAACGCAACAAACCACCAACCCTCGTGCGGAGGGAAGATTTCATCGTACGGGAGGCACTGTAGCTGTAGCCCGCAAATAATGTTCCGCCAGTGGATATTTGATGTATCCACGCAACGGACTTTGTAGTCCACTTTTTTCTCCCTATTAACCTATTGACACGTAGTTTAAATCGTGTATATTACGTAGGCAAGTCCGGGGTCACCCGGTATTACTGACAGTCCCGGCTGACGACATGCAGACAGTAATACCTACGTTTTAACTCGCATGTGAGGATTGAAAATGGCTAATACCACTTTTTCTGGCCCGGTTATTTCGACCAACGGCTTCGTACCCCCTGTCACTGTTACGGCCTCGTTGCCCGCAGCCTCTTCGGTTGCCGCTGGCACCATGTATATCATCACCGATAACGGCGCTGGCAATGACGAAATTTGCATTGTGATCAGCGACGGCTCGGCTTGGAAGACTGCTGTAGGCGCTGCATTGTCGTAATTTGTCTCCCGCGAGGGTTTTTAACTCAAGGAGCAAATTATGAGTTTTGCAAGTGACATTCAGGCTAAGACCCTGACTGCTGCTGGAACAGCGGTAAACGGACGCTCGCGTATTGCGGGCATCTACTACATCTCGACCAGTACGGCAGACACGATTGTGTTCAAAGACGGCGGTTCAGGCGGCACCACGGTGCTATCTGTGCCTAGCCCTCCGGCTGCTGGCGCGCATGACCTTTTGATACCCGACAACGGTATCTTGTGTTCGACCGACATTTATGTGTCGTTTGACCCGGCTAAGGTTACTAGCGTGGTGGTGTTGTTTGTTGGCGGCAAGGCTGCTTAATCATGGCGAGCGCAGCATGGACGCGCAAAGAAGGCAAGAACCCCAAAGGCGGACTGAACGCCAAAGGGCGCGCCTCTTACAACCGAGCCAACCCCGGGAAACCGGGGCTCAAGCCGCCCGCACCCAAGCCAAAGACAAAGAAGGACGCCGCGAGGCGAAAGTCTTTCTGCTCTCGAATGGAAGGCATGAAGAAGAAGCTGACGTCTTCCAAGACAGCGAAAGACCCGAACAGTCGTATAAACAAGAGCCTTAGAGCATGGAACTGCTGATATGAGTGGCGATGTAAAAGCTGTAGCAGACGCAGTAGCTGTGGCTACCACTGTTGGAACCGTAATGGATATTTTGCCTGCGGTGGGTTCCGTTTTCACCATCATCTGGCTGGGTATCCGCATCTGGGAAAGTGATACGGTGCAGGGCTTGGTCGATAAAGTAAGGAAAAAAGATGCCAGCGAAGAGTAAGAAACAAGAAAAGTTCATGCAGGCCGTGGCTAATAACCCAAAGTTTGCAAAGAAGGTCGGTGTTTCTAAGGGCGTGGCAGACAAGTTCGTGGGTAAACGTGCCCACAAAACGGCTAAAAAGATAGCCAAAAAGAATGTGAAAGGTTAATCATGGCAGAAATGACCGCCGCAGACTTTAGAAAACTCGCAGACGAGCGAGAAGCCGCTGGTGATACTGAAGGCGCTAATCGCGCCCGAGATCGCGCCAATGCCATTGATCAGAAAAACGTTGACGAAGACCGTGCAGCCGGAAAAATGATGAAATCCGGTGGTATGGCTAAGTACAAGAAAGGCGGCAAAGTTCGTGGCGATGGTATTGCCCAGCGTGGCAAAACCAAAGGTAGGATGTGCTGACATGATGAACTGCCGTGGTATGGGGCGGGCTATGAAACCCGTCGCTATGAAAAAAGGTGGCGCTACCAAGTCTAAAGTAAATCAGGCTGGTAACTACACCAAACCCGGTATGCGTAAGAGTTTGTTTGAGTCGATCAAGGCATCTGCTACTCAGGGTACAAAGGCTGGCCAGTGGTCAGCTCGTAAGGCACAGTTGCTTGCCAAGAAGTACAAAGAGAAAGGCGGTGGGTATCGTGATTAAGGTTGAGAAAGGTATTGCTAAGGGTAGTGTTATACCGGAGCGTAAGTCTAGTAGGAACCCTATAAATCCGGGCGGTACTAAAAAGACTTCGACTAAGCCAAAAACTAACTCGATGGCAACTATGCTTAAAAAGCTAAGAGCGAAGAAGAAGTAATGAATGACTTCATGAAAACCCAAATAGACGTTGCCGAGCGCATGTTCAAGATGATGGCTGAAGACCATAAAGAACGTGTGGAAGCAATCTCTACTTGGGCGGAAATGAATATCGGGCTGATGCGTAAGCTGGATGAAAGAGATAAACGGATTAGAGAGCTTGAAACGGAGCTAAAGGCATATAAAACCGCAGAAAAGCTATGAAAAGCTTTGAAATCGAGATCCACCCAATATTTGGCGTCAGCCTAGGTATTGAGTATGTACCACAGGCGGACGAAGATAGCGAAGAAAGTGCCCTAGCTATTGATTTGTTGGTTCTACGTGTGTTGTTTTTCTGGGGCGGCGAAGAATGAAGAAGCCCCAACAATCGTTAAAGGCTTGGACGAAGCAGAAATGGAGAACCAAGAGTGGTAAAAAATCTTCTGAAACGGGCGAAAGATACTTGCCTGAATCTGCTATTAGGTCTCTTACCCCTGCTGAATACGCTAGCACTAGCAGAGCGAAGCGTAAAGGAATGGCTAAAGGGCAACAATTCGTCAAACAACCAACAAAAATAGCAAAGAAAGTGGCTCCGCATAGGAACAGAGGTAAATAATGGCTACATCAGGTACCGCAACATTCAACATGGACTTGACCGAGTTGGTCGAGGAGGCGTTCGAGCGCGCGGGTAGCGAGATGCGTACTGGGTATGACCTGCGTACGGCCCGCCGTAGCCTGAATCTCATGTTTACCGACTGGGCTAACCGGGGTATCAACCTTTGGACGGTTGAACAAGGGTCTCAGGTACTTACTGCCGGAATCGGCACGTACACTCTACCGGCTGACACGGTTGACCTTTTGGAGCACGTAATCCGCACAGATTCGGGGTCTGCGGCTAATCAAGCTGACTTGGCGCTTTCTCGTATTAGTGTATCTACGTATTCCAGCATCCCCAACAAATTGACCACGGGCAGACCTGTACAAGTCTATATTGACCGCCAGACGAGTGCCCCATCAATTAACCTCTGGCCTGTGCCCGATACTGCCGAGACCTACACGCTGGTCTACTGGCGCCTACGTCGTATTCAAGATGCTGGCAATGGCGTAAACACGATGGATGTGCCTTTTAGGTTTTTGAACTGTCTGACGGCTGGCTTGGCGTATTACTTGGCGCTGAAGCTTCCGAACGGGCTTGAGCGTATTGGCTTACTCAAACAGCAGTATGACGAAGCATGGGAGCTTGCTGCTACTGAAGATAGAGAAAAAGCCACGTTCCAGCTTGTACCACGATATATGACTATAGGGTAAACCCTAATGTCAGCAACCAAATACGCTCAGGGTAAATACACCATCGCCGAGTGCGATAGGTGTGGGTTCCAGTATAAGCGTAGGGTGCTCAAAGAGTTGGTGGTCAACGAGGCTCCGACCAATCTTCAGGTGTGTCCGCAGTGCTGGGAGCCAGACCATCCTCAGTACAAAGTTGGCAAGTATCCGGTGGTCGATCCGCAGGCAATTATGAACCCGCGCCCAGACCGCTCGCTTAGCGATGTCAACATCCCAACCTCATCCCGGTACATCCCGGGCACGTTCAATCCCTTGTCTGGAGTGCAATCTTCGGGTACAGTTGGCACTGTTACGGTGTCTATATCGTAAGGAGTTAGTATGAATAAAACCGCTTGTTTGAACAAATACACGCAACCAAAACCTGTACCCGTGCCAAAAACGGCTGGGTATCCTGAGACCGGGGCTAAAACCTCTGGTGTCAAGATTCGCGGTACCGGTGCAGCGACCAAGGGCACGATGGCCCGGGGGCCAATGGCGTGAAGACGCGTGTAGAGTCTAGGCAGCTTGAGAATGGGGTGGTCGAACCTACCCATGAGATTGAGGTCGTTTGTGCTCATTGCAACGACCCGGTTAGCGCTGCTGAAGAATCCACGGGTGTTTGCACTAACTGCGGTCAGCCTTGGGAGCCGAAACAAAGCGTAAAGATTTGGGCTACTTCCGTGCCGTGGGCTAGCGGCGGGGTGATGTAATGAACTATTCTGAGTTGACGACTGCGATACAGGA